GCTGAATCTGATTCCTCCGAAACAGAGCTCTTAGATCAAGAGACTCCCGCCCATCCCAGCTGGATTTTCGTGGTGCGTGGGACCACGTACACCGATGGTTCGTCGCCTACACCCTGCATCATATTGCGGGTGAGACGCGACCAGCCTTCGAGTTTACTTGGTCGCCGAACCGGTCTTATCCGGTTGACGCGAAACTCGAGACGCTGGAGTGAACGATTCCATCTGCTCTTCAGGGGTAACTTGTCATTCATGACAAGCGCCTGCCAAGCACTTGGAACCTCAATACACGGGTACGAAGCCTTTGGGGATCCGTACGGTAAAATACCGTAGACCCTACTGAGCTCCCCCCGTATAAACGAGGCTACATCGTGATAGCCTTTACGCGAAAAATGATTCGCGTATTCGGCATAAGCGACGTAGGCGTTCGCATCAGTGTGGCGACCAGTCCACAGCTTTCGGACTTTGACAGGTGTGACGTCGACGCCTTTGAAGGCATCCATGCCACAACTCTCTCTAAAGTCACCAGCTGTGCAACACTTTTGGAGGTTGACTTTCAAGCCAACTCCCTCAAGTGCGCTGATTACAACGGGTGCCCATGAGGTGGGAACGACAATGTCATCCCCATACACGAACACTCGTTGCTCGACGTAGCGCCGTGGTAGGCGCGTACGAAGCGTCACAGTCGCTACAATCACACTCCAAAAGCAGAAGCTCTCGACAGGGAAGCACAATGCTGACCCCATCGGAGCGAACTTCTTGAGTGGGAGAACGCTTCCATCTGGAAGCTTAGTAGCGGTCGTTCGGCATGCCTCGAGAGCTCTTAAAATGTCAGGTACTTTCGCAAATACCCGACGTACGAGCTCAAGAGACACACGATCCGAGGCATCCTTGAGGTCGATCGTAGCCCACTCCCTGGTATCACTACCAGTCAGAGCGAGGCCACGATTAACTTCTTGGTTCCTAAAGTTTATGTATCCTTTGGTAATCCAACAGGACTCCAAATGATCCATAAACTTCCGTCCTAATCCCTGTTGAATCCACTGGTATTCCAATGGTTCACAGGAAATAAGACGCGGTCCACGACTATCCTTAGGGACAAGCACCACCTTGGCCTGACCGCTTATTATTCGGTCGAGACCTAGGTACCAGTCTCTTCGGTCTGCGAGCTCCCTCGCGCCCCCTACTACGAAGTATTCGTAATAGGGGAACACCTGGTGAATGTCATCGTAGAGGCGGGAAAATACCCACTTATCTTCGTGACGCTCACCGGTTGCCACAGCTCCTGGGCCGTGCCTAGGGTATATATCCCGGGGATCAAATCCACGGAATATTACCGCCGTGCGTAACGCCGCCTCCTCCAAAACTCTAAGAGTTTTCGGATTAGGCGTCTCCAACGCGGCGGCCTCGAGCTCACGCTCTGTCTCGATGAATCCGTCGATAACCGACTGATTCTGAGATTGAGTGTGCGGAAGCTCAAGTCGATAGGCACAAAAGAGAACCTGACGAAGATATTGAATATCTTCGGGAGGAGCTCCTTCCAGGAGAACACCACATGAGTCAAAACAGCGACTAAAATTTGCCTGAAGAAATTCGGGCCTATTTTGGTTTCCAAGGCTTTTAAACTCCTTGGGAACTTCGAGTCGCCGACTCACCAACGCCATATCTAAGGCTTTTCCCAACTTTGGGAGAGTCTTAGTGACGAAGGAGATGCCTTCAGAATGAATTCGCTTTCGAAGGAAGGCGATATCACGCTGAAGATGCTTCAACTGATGAGGTGTATGTCGACCAGGACCGATCATGGCCTTCTCGACAAGAGTGGCAATAAAGCCACCTGGCTCTTCCGGTCGACCCATAAAGGTAAGACCTCCAGGGCCAACACACACATCGGCGCGACTTCTCTTATTCCCCAATGAGGGCTTCTAGTGAAGGGGGCATAAACGCCCCCCGCACGCCTGAGTCTTAAGACTCATTCAAGAGAAGCTTGGCGAGATTCGTGGTGGTGAGGGTTGTAAGGCCCCCAGCCATCAGAAAATCGAGCAGATTCGCAACGAGGTCATAGACCATCGCTGACGTGATCAAACTCGATCTCGGGACAGAAATCGTGAAGTTCACGACTGCTGTGGCTGACGAAGTGCTATCCGCTTCCGTCTTGGCGATCTGCACTAAATGCCGATCGACCGCGTCGGAGCCTTTCCCCGTGACGCTGTGCTTAATGCGCAGCACACTGGGTTCGGCGAGAGTGGAAGCCTGGTCCATACGTTCGGACCCGGTACCGTCCTGCTTATTGAGGACGTATGTAACGTCGTCTCCCGATGCATCGTCAAGGATAAGAGTCGCGTCGAACATGTGTGTAGGGCTCCCTTTACGAGAAGTGGTTAGTGTTTTCCGAGTCGCTGATAAATCAGCGACCCGAGAAGCACCTGCCGCTTTGGAGATAGGGTGTCAAGGTGTAACCTTGCCACAGGTAGACCTACAATCCGTTTGTATGCCCTGCGATGGAGTATGTGCGTCAACAGCCAGTTATTACCGAACTGTCGACGAGGCCATATCCATCCTTCGATCACTGAGCTGCTCGAAAATGACGATGTCACATTCGAGACTTCCCAGACCCCTTCGAAGGGCTGGACAGTGAATCGATCAAGCATACCTTGCACGTTGGCAAACCAATCCACTACGAAGGAATATGGGATTGCTTCCCATACTACCTTCAAGGGGTCGTTAAAGCCAAACTGTGCAGCGGCAGCTTGCCACTCGCTAAAAGCACCATCAAGGCCTTCAAGTCTCTGGTACAATGTACCAGTAGCCCGGAAGTCCACCTTGTGAGCTTTTAGCATCCATACGAGCGTCTGATTGATGTCATTCGTCGGAGGATCAGCACGTTGGCCCAATGCTGGGTCATCGTAAAAGTCCCCTCGGAAGAAATGGATCTTCGTTGGCTTGCCATAACTATGGCGAAGGAACGCGATCCGTTTTCCGATAGCGGCGAATGACTTCCTCAGTTTCTTGAGGTCTGACAAAAACGGTAAAATACCGAAATTGTAGCCCAAGAACGCTCCATTGGCGCTCTTTGCGAAGTTACCACGCATCTTGGGTATTAATCCCTTGATGTCGCGTAATTCCCAAAGAAAGTTAGGTAAACTAACTTTACTGGGGACCTGGTCTGCAAACTCATCAAAAGCTTGCAAACCAACCTCAGATTGCGCAGTGGCGGGCGGAAACGGAGGGAAGAGCTCATCCATGGAAGCGGGGTGGTAGTCGCGAGCGACTACCTCCTGAACGCTATTCCAATCCGTCCATGTAATTGACTCAGCAAGCTGAGCCACTTTCTGACGGATGTGGACACACGGGTGTATCGGATAGAGAGCTGTTTCGCTTGTAAGACGCGGTTCAACCACGTCTTCCATCCACTCAGAAAAGGTAAAGTTCGTGGCAGTATATTCATAATGCCCCGAATCGAATTGGTTACCCGGTAAGGGTACCCAAGTCAATGACCCATTCTGAGTGAGCGGATAATCAGTCCTCCATCTTTTACGATCCCGTGCCATTTATATGAGCTCCTTTCAGTCTACGGCCAAATTGATTCTGGAATGACAGAACCTCAT